AATGAACGGTATGTCCGACCGTTGGCGGCAAATGAATCTAATTCTCTTTGTTGTGCTGCATAATCTTTGTATGCACTTACATCTTGTATTAGTTGAAAATTTTCTTCATCAGTTTTAACTTGGAAACTATTTTTGTTTCCGTCTTGTGATAGAAAGCCCATGTGTCCTCTTGTATAATTTAGCGATAGCTAATGCTATCTCTATTTAGTTAGTCATTGCGGCACTAAAAGCACCGTCAATGGTAAAACAACCGTATTCATATTTTGTGTTAGAGCCGTTGAAAGCTGCAGCAGTCGCAACAACAATAGCTCCCACAGTAGTGTCAGCACCGTCATAATATTTTACCTGAGTAATTTTTCCACGAATAACATTAGGTGCTCGATAGTCTGAACCAGCGTCCAGAGTATCAGCAGATGTACTAACATTAACTACGTAATTATCAGGAATATATGTTCGAGTACCGTTTGTAGCGGTAATTCGTAGAAATTCCATTTGTGTTCCTTTATATTAGGTCTGAAAAGTGTCTGATCCTATGACAATTAGCACATAGTAAAACACATTTATCAAGTTCTTGTTTTGCTGAATCGGATATACCATTAACACCATCTGTTAAAAAATGAGTAGGTTCTTTGTCAGCTTTTGTTGAAGGATCTATATGATGAAACTCAAATGCAGCTTGGTGTACTACTGTTAAACAGTCATTACATTTGCCACCTTTGTATTCAATAGCTAAAGCTTTGTTACGCCTAGCAACTTCTCTTCTTTTAGAAGACCTACATATATTGCAATGAGGTTGAAAATCATTTTTTCTTTTATTACTTCTTTTTGAAAAAGAAGATATAGGTAGTTCTTTAATACAAGTTAAACAAACTTTGTGTTCCATTTATGTCCTAATTAAAAAGGGAAGCAAGGTTTCCCTCACCTCCCTTATAGGTTAGTTAGATACTATTAAGCACCTGACAGACCGAAAATCATCCCGCATCCTTTAGGGTTACGGCACTCAAGTGTACCCTCTTCAACGATCTGACCGATGATAGAGTCACCAAGCTGACCGAGGTCAACTTCTTGCAGAGGGCGCAGGCTAGCGTAGCTGAACCACATTGGGTCATATACGAATGCTGTAAAGTTAGCTGTGTTATCCAGACCAGAAACGGCAGTATTAGAAATACCCATCACGTAGTTAGGAACAACCATGATGTCACCGAAGTCAGACATATAGATTTCAACTGACTGACGGAGTTTACCATCAGCGTCAATATTACGACGAACGTTACCATCACCAGCATTAGAAGTGCTAGAACCTGCAGACTGAGCCTTAGCAGAGAACACACGACGGTTAGCAGGAGACAACATCAACTTAGTGGCTTTACCACCGTTTTCATAGATGCCTTGCATAACTGTATCAACGTGTGACAGAGCCAAAGAGACTTTGTCAGCAGATGTAACAGTAGTAAATGTACCACAAACACCACCACCTGGGTTAGTAGGAGCAGTGTACTCAGAAGTAGTAGCCAAAACATTCAGTGCTGTAGCAGGAGTTGTAGTAGCAGCAGTGTAGTTAATCCAAGACTGATAGCCACCGAAAGTACGGGTGCCAGAGCCATTAGAAGACTTCCAACCGTTAGTCAAGTCAAACTCAACGTCACGACGAAGTTCGGTACCACGCTTTTTGAGCTGGTATGCGTATTCATCAGCAACACCTGCTTGGTCAACAGCACGTTTAGTGCCAGTAACTGTAACAGTCTTGGAGTTGATTTGTGTGTAATTACCCAAACGTGTACGGAAGGGTTCAGCAGCTTGAGCCGCATTTTGTGTAGAGTATGATACACCCTCGGCTACAGGAGCAGAAGTTGGGGGTGCCAACTCGTCTGTTTGCCATTCGTGAAACACAGCCGTAGCTTTAGTCTTGCCGATAGACGACAAGAAAGGTGTCTCATCACGAGAGATCATTGAAATAAAATTCGCTAAGTCTTCACGCTCACCAGCGTTGACAGCGTTACCAGTAGCGGCAGAGCTACGAGCGGCAGCCTTAGGGCCACCTGTTGCAAAAGTTTGTCCAGCCATTTGTTATTTTCCTTTTAGTGAGAAATTAAAGTTTTTTGCTCACTGAAGAAATACGTTTTAGAAAATCTAATTCGTCTTGTTTAGATCCTTGACCTGTCAGAACTTTAGTCCGGTTATTAGTAACGGCTTGCTTCTCTTTTTGAGAACTCGAAGTTCCCTTCTTTGAGGGTATCGATTTCACGTTAGGAGATGCCTTTCGTTTTGCTTCACCAGTTTCTTTAGCAGTTTTAAGTTTACGATAATCATTAATGAACTTAACTACATTAGGGTCATAGACCGCTTCCAGTAGTTGTTCAGGGATACCTTCTTTAATAGCGAACTCACGAATATTCTTAGCAACTTTTTCTGAATAATCAGGAATGAGGTTAACAATGTTTTCCTCATACTGTCTCAGTAACACTTGTTGTTGTTCCATTTGTTGAGCTTGAATCTTTTCAACTACAGCTTTAGTTTGTTGTTCACGTTTATTACGTGCATTCCAATACTTTTCCTGTACTTCTTCAAGTTGCTCTTTGAGTTCCCTAGCTGCGTAGGAATCACCTTCTTCTCGGGCTTTATCGATTTCGCCTTTGACTTTATGATATTGTTGTGCAAGGTTAGATTCAACTGCAGTAAGCTCATCATTAATGACTGTACCTAGTTGAATAATCTCTTGTAACTTTTCTGTTCGTTCTTGGTCGATCTGTTTCTTCAGTTCGCCTAGTTCACGCCCCTTTTGAGATAGATGTTGATCAGTAGAATAACCCTTACGGATTTCTTCTAGGGTAACATACTCAGTCTTACCGTCAACTGTGACAGGTACTTTGTATTCCCAATCGATATCATCTTCAGAAGGTAAGTCAGCATTTTGGGTAGACGTATCATCCTCAGCTGTATTATCTTCTTCTGAATCATTCGATTCTTCTTCTTCATCTAGGTCATTTTCAGACTCGGTATCGTTCTCTTCTTGGGCTTCTTCTTCCGATACTTCATCTGGACTTGGGACGTCATCGCCTTTTTCTGGTAGAGATTCTTTAAGACCCAACAGTTCTGCTGCTGGAGAATTACGTAGAATGTCATCAAGGCTCTTCACTTCCAAGTCTGCACTATTCGATCCGTCATCAAAACTCTTGCTACTGATTTCAGAAGCAGGGGTATTGGTAGAGAGATGTGGTAGATTCATATTCTTTTACCTTTGTGTCCGTTATTGTTTGGCTTCAGCTTTAGCTTTTTTAGCTACAGCCATACGTTCAGCGAAGTCACCTTTAGATGGTTCCATCATTCGGTTAATTGCATCAATAGCATTTGTTAGATTAACAAAAGTTGGTGCATAATTCCCTGCTCGACCTACACCGCCATTTGACCCGCATTGGACCAATTCACGTAGGATTTCTTCTCTTGCTTTCTCAAGCACATCTTTAGCTTTATTCATATCACTCATTATTTTCCTCAGACCCCTCTTGGGTATTATTTTGTTGTTGGATGAACTTGACGTTATTACCGTACATTTCAATACCAACTAATTTCTCTTTAACACTGCCTAATGCCATAGCAGTATGATACAGGTACTCTCGTTCTTTAGAACAATGAGGCTCTGTCTTCAACCACGTAACAAAAAGGTCAGCTAAGATTTCGCTATATGCGTCACCAAAGAATTGTTCACGTTCCCGTTGAACAAACTCTGCACGACCAAGAGCTACTTGGGCTTCACGAAAAGGTTCTACTTTGTATTCACCTGTCTCATGATTCATCTTTGGCTTAATCTTCTTTTCAAAGCCACTTCGATATTTATCCATAAATTATTTCTAGAAAGACTCCCCCATCTCTGAGGGAGGGTTATTAATTACATCATTAAGTTTTCACCAGCAGCCGCAGGACCAGCCTGTGGTTGTGGCGGTTGACTTCCTTGAGGAGCACTTGCATCATTATGCGAGTCAGCATCAATGAAAGACTTAGCCATTGCAAGGAGTTCTTTAATATCAGGCTTAGGAGGCATATCAACACCTTCTTTAGCCGCCTGAATATATAGCTTACCCCATTCTTGATAACTCTTATCCAACGCAACCATAAGTTGTTTGGTGTTATCCTGCATGGCATTTTTAGCTTGTACATTAGTGAGATCAAGAGTTGCTTGTCTCTGTGCTATGTCAATCATCTTAACTTGTTCTTCAAGTTGTTTCTGTTTTTCCATTGCCGCAACTTCACCTTCTCTTGACTTCATTGCTTGTTCAATGAACTTAGGATCAGTGTAGTCAACAAGGAAGTCTAAAGGATCTACATCCATAGACTCTAAAGCTTTACATGCAATAGTTACTGCAGCTTGTGGGCTAACAGCTCCACCAGCTCCTGCTTGTTGCAATGCTGGAATAATCTGTTGACCAATCACATTCATCTTCTTCATGATATTGCTGTTACTGTTTTCACCAACATCAACATCAACATAGAGCATCAAGTTACTTGGTAATGTACCCGGATCAACAGACTTAAACAAGTCATTCTGATCATAGTAACCAACTTCTTGACCACGCAGTTTATCCCGCATTGTCTTGTAGATACCTTCACAGAGTCTCTTGAACCCTGTTTCAGCAAATCTACGAGCCATAAATTGAATACGTACCTGTGCAGCAGACATAGCCCGTTGCATCTTTTCTTCTGAATTACCTGATACATATAGTGTATCGTTAAGACCTTGAGCCGCTTTAGACAATCCTGTAGCCTGTTCTTTGTGCATCTGTAATAGCTCAAGAATAGGTACTGTACCTGTACTGATAGTATCAGGTGTCATAGATGCTACTGCATTGTTAGGATTACCGTTTGTGGCAATAATCTGTTTAGGCTTCATGTTCTGTAGAGCACTGAAGTCAACAACGTTAGGGTCAGCAAGCTTAGGTGAGTAGTTAGTTAAGTAGACATTCTCAATGAATCCACGCATGATAGCTGTTGAGGCTAATGTCATAGGTCGAATCATATCTGCTACAGACAAACCAAAGAATTCGTGAGGAACTTCAAAGGGACAAAGAGTCGCCAATGGAATCATATCACAATCTTCTTCAAGAAGAATTGTTGAACCAGCAATAATAAAATGCTTTAGTTCAG